CATGGATCGGCTACTGATCCACGACGAGCTGCCAAGATATGGCGGTCGCGCGGCGGCGCGGAATGTTCAGGACATGGGCAAGGCGCTGGACAGCCTCGCCGACTGGTTGAAGCTCCCACGAAAATAGGTGTTGACGTGGCGGAAAATTCGCGTAGGCATTCTTTCAACGTGTCGCATTGCGACCAACAGCCCTGGCCTTACCGCCGGGGCTTTTTGATTCCGCCGCCCCTCAGTCCGCAGGCACGCCCCCTACCCCGGCGCGACAGGAGAGCGGCGGATACCCACAGGAGGGCGCATGCCCGACCATCCGGCACTGCGCCTCTGGTTGGCTGGCTTGGCCCGGATGCAGGCCGCCCTGCCACGATCAACCGCGTCGACCCACCTGCCCAAGGAGAGACCAATGAGCGAACGTATCAACCTCGGCGACAAGGTTCGCCATGCAATCACCGGCTTCGAAGGCATCGCCACGGCCAAGGTCCAGTACCTTACCGGCTGCGATCAGGTCTGCATCCAACCGCAGGGCCTCAAGCCCGACGGCGACTACTTCGACAGCCGCTACTTCGATGAGCCTTATGTCGACCTGGTTGAGAGTGAGGTTGTCCCCAACCGCACGCCTGGCCGCGTCACTGGCGCTAGCAAGTCGCCAGGCCGCAGCGGAGACGCCCAGCCGCCACGCTGATCGATGACTACGGGCAAGCAGGAGGGTTCATGCCCCTCATCCTTCAATGGCTGCTGGCCTCGCTGATCGCGCTGACCGGAGCCGCCCTCTCGATGTCCCAACTTCGCTCTGCCGGTCACCCGATCGACCCGCGGCCGGCTGGCATCTACCTAGTGTGGGCGCTGGTGGTCGGTGCGGCTTGGACCGCCCTGACCGCAGGAGCCGTTTAAAGGGCCGCACAGCATAGGGTCACCGCGCAGGCTACCATCAGAGGTCGAGGGCTGACGACGGCCCACCAGCCCGCCCCACCGGGGCAGGGCGGGGCACCCGAGGGGGTGGGGGTTGCTTGGGTCCTTCCCGGCCGAACCCGCTATACGGGGGCCTGAGGTGTGGAACGTGCCCAGCTACGGGGGTCAAAAGGTGTCCGCACCCAATTTGTCCGCACGGGGCCTTGTCGGCATCCGCGAGTTCGCCCGCCTGGACGGCTGCAACGAGAAGCTGGTCCGCCGGGCCATTGCCTCTGGGAAGCTGCCTGCTTCTGATGACAACAAGCTGGATCCGGCGCTCGCCGGGTCGGGCTGGAGGAAAGCCAATCGGAGGACTGCGGACACGTCCGCAGTGTCCGCAGCAACTGTCCGCAGTGCGGACAAAACGACCAAGGGTTCGCTGCCAAGCGCCGCTGAGACCGAAGAAGCCTCCGAAGCCATGTTCTCGGAGGAAGCAGAGAACTTCCTCGATCGCGTGCTTGCCGGCGAATACGCGGACATCGTCACTGCCGAACGGGTCAAGGAAAACGCCCTCGCCGCGAAGCACCTTCTCTCAGCTCGCCGCGACGCCGGGAGCCTGGTTGAGATTGAGGCCGCAGAGTCGGTCCTGTTCGAGACGCAACGCGCTCAGCGCGATGCATGGATGAACTTCCCGACGCGGATCGGGCCGCTGTTGGCGGCGGAGCTGGGGCTGGAGGCAGACAAGGTCGTGGAGGCCCTCACCGTCCATGTCCATCAGCAGCTCGACGACCTCGGCGAACCCGAGGCCGACTTCACCAACCAGCGCCAAGGCTGACCGGCTCCGCGCGGCAGCCCGCCGCGGCTGGACGCCACCGCCGCGGATTAGCGTTCCCGAATGGGCAGACAGGTACCGGCGGCTCGCGAAGGAGGCAGGCAGCACGTCGGGCAAGTGGCGGACCGGAACCGTAGAGGTGGCGCGCGGCGCCATGCTCGCCGTGACCGAACCAGGCGTCCACAAGATCAGCGTCATGGTCTGCACGCAGCTGATGAAGACTGCGCTGCTGGAGAACGCCTTCGGCTACTTCGCTCACCTGGATCCCGGTCCGATCCTGATCGTCCAGCCGAAAGAGGACGCGGCCGAGCAGTTCAGCAAGGAGCGCATCACGCCGCTCATCAGGGCCACGCCAGCGCTCCGCGGGCTGTTTGGCTCCGGCAAGACGCGCAACGCCGACGAAACCCTGCTCTACAAGGCATTCCCCGGTGGCTTCGCCGCGCTGGCCGGCGCCGGCAGCCCGGACAACCTCGCTCGACGACCCATCCGGGTCGGCATGTGCGATGAGGTCGACAAATATCCGATCACCAAAGAGGGCAACCCGCTCGACCTTGTGGACGAACGCATGGCCACCTTCGCCAACTGGCTCTCGATTCGCGCCTGCTCTCCGACGATCGCGGACGAAAGCCTGATCGAGACCAGCTACAACGAGGGCGACCAGCGCCAAGCTTCGGTTGAGTGCCCGCACTGCCAGCACCGGCAATTCCTGGACTTCTTCAAGCACGTCCACTGGGAAAAGGACGAGGATAGCGGGGAGCATCGCCCCTCCACTGGCGCCATCCATTGCGAAGCCTGTGGTGCCGCCTGGTCGGAGGGGCAGCGCCAACTGGCTCTGCGCACCACCAGGTGGCACCAGACCAAGCCCTTTCACTGCTGCGGCAAGCGTCACGAGCCGCTGGAGGACTACGACCGCGCCTGGCGTGAGCCGATCGAGGGCGCCAACGCGCCCGATCCGGTCGGCGCCGTGTGGCAATGGTGGGAAGCGGACCGGTGGGCGGTGTACCGCGCCACCTGTTCGGACTGCGGCCGGTGGGCGGTCGACAATGAGCATGCCTCGTTCACCGCCTCTAAGCTTTTCAGTCCGTGGCCTAAGGATGCCCCGTCAAAGATCGCGGCGAAGTGGATTGCGGCCAAGGATGATCCCGACAAGCGGGTGACATTCGACAACACCCAGCTGGGCCGGCCACACAAACGGCACTCGGCGAAGGATGTGGCCGCCGAAAGCCTGATGAAGCGGGCCGAAAACTGGCCTGGCGAGGTTCCCGATGGCGTCGGCGTCATCACGGCCGGGCTCGACACGCAGGATGACCGGGTAGAGATCGAATATGTCGGCTGGGGCCGCGGCGAAGAGAGCTGGTCGCTCGACCATGACGTCATTCAGGGCGATCCAGCCACAGACGAGCTGTGGAGCCGGGTAGATCAAGCACTGCTGCGGCGCTTCAAGCGCACAGACGGGCGCGAGTTCACGGTTTCAGCGGCCTGCATCGACTCCGGTGGGCACCATACGCAGTCAGTCTACGCTTTCGCCAAGGCGCGGCTCGGCCGGCGCGTTTGGGCAGTTAAGGGGCAGAGCGCGCGCAACGGAGAACGCTCGCCAGTGTGGCCGAGCACGCGGCCGAGCACGGCCAACCGCGCCAAGTTTCGCCCGATCATCGTCGGAACGAACGCGGCCAAGGACTCCATCCGGAACCGTCTTGGAATTGAAGAGCCGGGACCAGGTTACTCGCACTTTCCAGCTTCACGCGACCTCGGCTGGTACGTTCAGCTGACATCGGAGCGGCTGCTGACCAAGGTTGCGAGCGGCCGGCGCTACACAGTGTGGGATCTGCCCAAGGGCAAGGCCAACGAGGCTCTGGACTGCCGGGTCTATGCTTACGCGGCCCTCATGGGTCTGGTGCAGCTCGGCTTGAAGCTGAACACAGTGGTCGAGGCCGTCTCTCCAGCGCCTGAGATCGCCGGCCTGCAACGCAGCAGTCCCGCGGCCCCTCAGGAAGGTGCCCCCGCCGCCCCCGTGAGTGGCGAAGCTGCAAAGATTGCCGCCATGCAGCGTCCAAAGCGTGGTTGGCTGAACAGAAGGAGGTAGCTGATGGCGTTCCAACAGTCTGACCTCGACAAGATCGATGCGGCCATCTCCAGCGGCGTGCGGAGCGTCACTTTTGCCGACGGGCGGCGCACCGAATACCAGAATGTGGCCGACATGCTGCGGGCGCGCGACATGATCCGGGGCGAAGTCGATGCCGCTTCGTCAACCGGGCGCCGCCGCCGTCTCACCATTCTGCGAGTCGGTTGCCGATGAACCTGATCGACCGCACTGTTGGGTATTTCAGTCCAACCGCTGGAATGCGCCGCTTGGCCGCACGGCGGATGCTGGAGCGCCGATCACCGGCGACCGCAGCGCGGGGCAGCCGCTTTTCCGGGCGGAGTGAGCGAGACTTCTACGTCAACACGGGCAATCCGAACGACGCTCGGCCGAAGCGCTACGTCGATCGTATGTCCATCCTCCGGCTGGTTGCGGAGAACCCGTTCGCTCGCAAGGGCCTCAACGCCCTCCTGAACAGCGTCGTCGGCTGGGGGGTCACTGGAGCGCCGGAGGGACCGAAGGCGGTTCGTGCCGCGTGGGAAGCATGGGTCAAAGTCTGCGACTACAATGGCCGGCTCGACTTCTACGGCCTCCAGGAGCTTGTGGTGCGGTCGATGTTCCGCGACGGCGAGGTCTTCGTGGTTCCGCGCTACGTTGCGGGCGTGACGGGCGTGCCGCTGCGACTGCAGCTGTTCGATAAGGGCATGCTCGCCACCCACAAGGTCGGCGGCAACGTCTCGCGCGGCATCGAATACGACGGCGAGGGCCGTCCTATCGCCTACCACTTCGTGCGCGGCCGGGTCGGTGAAAGCTGGTCGAGCCAAGACACGGTGCGGTTTCCCGCTTCGGACGTCATCCACCTCTTCCACACGGAATGGATTGGTCAGACGGAGGGCGTCAGCATCTTCGAGAGCGTGGTCAAGCGGCTCGGCGACATCGAGGAAGGCATCGAGGCCGAGGTGGTCAAGGCCAACATCGCCGCTTGCATGGTGGGCTTCCGTTTCCGCCCGCCCGCGAAGGCCGGCGAAGACGACACCATCGGCATCCCCGTCGAAGGCGGCGACCCGAACCGGCCTCCTGTCGAAGAGCTGGTGCCCGGCACCGTGGAGACTTTGCCTGACGGCGAGCAGATTACCTTCAGCAATCCGCCGCGCACCGGCGGCATCGGTGACTTGGCTCGCATCGCGCTGCTGGCATCGTCGGCCGGCATTGGCGTGACCGCGGAGCAGCTGAGCGGTGACGTGTCGCAGGTCAACTTTTCCAGCTTCAAGGCCGGCCACCTCGAGTTCAAGCGGATGGTCGGCCGGATCCAGTACCTGACCTTCATCCCAATCTGCCTCGATCGCATCTGGGGCTGGTTCCTGCAGGCCGGCATCGACTTCGGACTGTTCGCCAATCGTCCGCTGGTCATCCGCTGGACGCCGCCGCCGTTCGAAAGCATCGATCGCAAGGGGGAGGCGGAAGCCGACATCCTTGAGATGCAGGCAGGCCTGGAGAGTCGCCCGAACCTGCTGAACTCGCGCGGTTACGACGAAACTGAGCATGTTGAGCAGATCGCAGCCCACCAGGCGCTGCTCAAGAAGCATGGCCTGGCCTTCAAAGGCGACCCGTTCACGCCATTGGAGACCGAGACCAACGAGCCGGGCAGCAATGCCGAGGCAGACCGCCTGCTGACCTTGGCGCTTGCCCGGCGCCTCTTCGGAGGCGCGGCGCCCGCCGCCTGACAGGGAGTTTCCATGAACAAGAAGACCCAGCCTCCGCAGGCTCCTGCGGACGAACCCGCACGCGAAGTCGGAACCGTCGTCGAGAGCCCCCTGCCTCCGCGCCGCAAGGTCGTTCCGACGGAGCGCACTCCTGAGGGAGGGGCGCTGGCCGGCAAGCTGACCCGCGATGCGCGCGTTGACCCATCCGAGCGCAGCCAGCCCCAGGTTGGCGGCAGGGGGACCCGCGACCTGGCCGTGACGCCCGAGAGCTACAACCCTGCCTCGCGCACCGTTGAAGCCATCTTGTCCGCCGGCAGCGCGGTGCGGCGCTTCTACTTCACGGAGGAGCTGGAGATCAGCGCCGAGGCGATCGACCTCGGCCGCGTCACCGCGGGCATCTGCCCGCTTCTCGACACTCACAACCAGTACGAGCTGAATGCCGTCATCGGCCGGATCAGTAATGTTCGGATCGAAGACAATAAGCTGATCGGCACGCTGACCTTTTCCGACACGGAAGGCGGCCGAGCGGTCGAGGCGCGGGTGGCCTCCGGCGAGCTGCGGGCCATCTCCATCGGCTACCGCGTCACCCGCTGGCAGATCACCGCCACCGACGAAAGCGATCACGAGACCTGGCGCGCTGTTGCCTGGGAGCTGCTCGAAGCCAGTCTCGTCCCCGTTCCCGCAGATCCGAACGCCGTGGTTCGATCCGCACCTGGGACCCTTCCGCACGGCTCCACCAACGAGGACGACGACATGCGACGCAACCTCCCTGGCGGCGCGGCTGCGGCCGCTCCCGTCATCACCACCACGACCGAAGCCGCCCCGCCCACCCGCAGCGCCGACGCAGCGTTCAGCGGTCAGCCTCCGGTCGCTCCGCCGGCGGCTCCCCAGCCGGGCGCCTCGGACCAGCGCTCCCCCACCATCCCGGCTTCCCGGATCCTTGAGCTGTGCGGTCGCACCGAAGAGCTGGGCAGCCAGTTCGCCGGTGAGCTGATCCGCGACAGCGAGGCCGGCACGCTGACCGAGAACGACATGCTCGGCCGGATCAACGATCGCCTGATCACCGCCCGCTCGCGTCCCACGGTGGACACCCGCGCCGGCCGTTCGGGCACCGAGGACGAGGGCTATCGCCAGGCGGTGGAAGATGCCCTGTTGCTCACCGCCAATCCGAGCGAGCGTGCTGAGAACTTCGGCATCACGCCGCAGCGCGCCGACGCGGCCAGTGAGTTTCGGGGCATGTCGCTTCGCGAGATGTCACGCGACTACCTCAGCCGTACCGGTATCCGCACGGCGGGCCTCAGCCCGAACGAGATTGCCGGCCAGGCTCTCGGCTTCCGCGGCGGAGCCATGACGACCAGCGACTTCGCCAATGCGCTCGGCAATGCGGCCAACCGCCGCGTCCGTCGGGCGTTTGACGCAGCGCCGCAGTCGTTCCGTCCGTTCGTGTCGACCGGCAACCTGCCCGACTTCCGTCCGGCCTCGATCATCGGCATGGGCGACGCCCCGGCGCTGCTGCTCGTCAAGGAAAACGGCGAGATCAAGCATGGTGCGCTGACCGACACCGGCGACACCTACAAGCTCGCCACCTACGCGCGCATCATCCCGATCTCGCGTCAGGCGATCATCAACGACGACAAGAACCTGTTCGGTCGCATCCCGCTCCAGTTCGCGAACAAGGCGGCGGATCTTGAGTCCGACCTCGTCTACTCGCAGCTGACCGGCAACCCGACGATGTACGACGGCAAGCCGCTGTTCCATACGGACCACGGCAACCTCGCCGGCACCGGCGCGGCCATCAGCGTGGCCTCGGTTGGGGCGGGCCGTGCGGCGATGTTCCAGCAGAAGTCGGCCGAG